AAAGCAGACCTGCCACCCCCGCGCCACCATCGAAGGCCGCACCTATCACCTCATTCTCATTGACGAGTGCCAGGGTGCCGACGCCAAAATGGTGAACAAGTCGATCGGCCCGATGGGTGCCTCGACCAACGCGACCATGGTGTTCACCGGCACGCCCACCTATGAGAAGGGTGTGTTTTACAACCAGATCCAGATCAATAGGCGAACAGCCACCAGACGCGGCGCCCGGCAGAACCATTTCGACGCCGACTGGAAAGAGGTCTCGAAGTGGTCCGACTACTACCGGAAATTCGTCAAGAAGGAACTCCTGCGGATCGGTGAGGACTCCGACGAATTCAAGTTGTCATACCGGCTCATCTGGCTGCTCGACAAGGGTATGTTCACGACCTCCGAGAGGCTGGACGACCTCGGCGACACCTCCATGCAGATCGTCCCGGCCTACCACTCCAGCCCGATCGTCATCGGTATCGACCCTGCTCGCAAGCAGGACAGCACGATCGTCACGGCCGTCTGGGTCCGGTGGGAGCAGCCCGACGAGTACGGATACTTCGAGCACCGGATCCTGAACTGGCTGGACCTCGCGGGAATGGACTGGGAGGCCCAGTACTACCGGATCGTGGAGTTCGTCTCGAACTACAACGTGATGGCGATCGGGGTCGACGAGGGCGGAGTCGGTGACGTCGTCATATCCCGGCTCAAGGTCCTCCTTCCACACATCGACATAGTCCCCCTGAATTCCCAGCGCCCCGAGCAGTCCAAGCGCTGGAAGCACCTCATGGAACTGATGGACCGGGGACACATCTCCTGGCCTGCTCACGCTTACACCCGGCGCCTCAAGAGTTACAAGCGCTTCCGTCAGCAGATGGAAGATCTGGAGAAGAAATTCGAAGGACCGTACGTCCTCGCAGAAGCCCCTCGCGCGGCTGACGCACACGACGACTACGCGGACTCCCTGGCACTCGCTTGCGTCCTCACCAAGGACTACACGATGCCCGAGGTCGAAGTTTCCAATTCTCCCTTCCAGCGCTAAGGAAAAACATGGCCGACGATTACTACGGCGACGAGTGGAATTCCCCGGGCTGGACATCCCAGCAGCCCTCCACCGTGACAAGCGGCACGGACCCATCTGTGCCCACGCTTCCGTCCTCCGTCCTGACGGTCACCGTCACCGGAATCTTCCTCGACGACCGGGGCAAGCCCGCCACGGGCCGGTTCATCTTCGACCCCTCCATAGACAGCCTCGTCGACCCCGCCTCGGGGATGACGGTCCGGCTGCGCCGCAAGACGGTCGAGTTGGTCAACGGCCAGGTCTCCACGCCCCTGATCGCCACCGACAACACGGCGCTCTCCCCGAAGAACTTCACGTACAAGGTCTCGGGTGTCGTTGCCGGGCAGACCGTTCGCCCCTACAGCGTCGCCCTGCCGTACTCCGTGCCGAGCGTGTCGCTGGCCGCCCTGGTCGAGGTGCCCTCCTCCATGGGCACCATCAACATCCCCCAGGCCGCAGCCGGGCCCAAGGGAGACCAGGGTGACCCTGGCCCGGCCGGTCCTGTTGGTCCGCAGGGTCCCGCTGGCGCTAACTCGACGGTGCCCGGTCCGGCAGGCCCCGCTGGTGCTGACTCCACCGTGCCCGGTCCGGCCGGTCCGCAGGGACCGAAGGGTGACACAGGTACCACTGGCCCCCAGGGCGTCACCGGTCCGGCTGGCGCAGACTCCACCGTGCCTGGCCCTCAAGGGCCCAAGGGAGATACCGGAGCGCAGGGAACGCCGACCACGGTCAACGGCAAGAGCGGCACCAGCATCACGCTGAACGCTGCCGACGTCTCCGCGCTGGACCTGTCCAACGCCAACTTCGCTGTGCCGTCCGACCACGGTTTGGTGACCTGGACGCAGGACCCAGCCACGGCCAACCCGTCCGGTGTCGCACTGTCGTCCGGCGCGCTGGCGCTGTCCAAGGTGTTCATCCGCACCACCAAGTCGGTATCGAACTTCTGGTACGCGGTCACCAACGTCGGTGCGGGTCTGTCCGGCACCTACGTGGGCCTGTACAACTCCTCCGGCGTTCTGATCGACCAGAGCCTGGACCAGTCGACGGCGATGACGTCCACCGGCCCGAAGCAGGCGGCGATGGGGGTGTCCCACTCCCTCACCCCCGGCTGGTACTGGGTGGCCTTCCTGGTGTCGGCCGGTACCACCATGCCGACGGTGGCCCGTGGCACCAACGCCATCCTCGGAATGGGCAACATGAATCTCACGGCGGCGACCTACCGATTCGGTGCGTACGGATCCAGCCTTTCCTCACTTCCCGGAGCGCTCACAGTGGGCAGCATTACCAACGTGGCGAACGGAACCGTCTGGGCCGGTCTCTCTTAACGGCATTAACAACGCCTTCCGTAATCCTCCTACGCTTATAGCGTTCCCTCGCTATCAGAAGAGGATTACGGAATGGCTGGAAACCTCGCACCCGACCCGCAGTTCCAGGAGCGTGTCGGCACCGTCTACGAGCGCAAGGACGCGCTTAATACCAACCGTCGCGGTCCTCTCCGTTTCGAGGAGGGTGTCGCGACGGACACCGACGTCCCGAACGAGTTCACCAAGGGCGTCATGCAGGGGTACCTCACCGCCCCGGGTAGGCCCAATCACAACGCGAATGTGTACGAGAAGTACCCGCAGGAGACCATGGCCGAGCGAGTTCACGTCGGCTCTGCCTCGTGGGTCGAGGCGCCTACCTATCTCGGTGAGTTCTCGCACGGCTCGTTCTCCGACTACGCGGCGGTCTCCTACGAAGAGGTTGTGCGCAACGGTAGTCGCTACGAGCGGCTTTCCCCGGCGGTAGTGGACGACTGATCCATGGTTGCGTTCCACGACCGCCGCAGGACACCGAAGGCGTCCGTCGATGAGGTGCTTCCCAAGCTGCCTCTCTCCAAGGGGGAGACCGTTGGGAAGCACCTGATCAACGAGCGTTATCTGGTGCGCGGCATTCCCGTAGAGGCCGAGGACGGTTCCAAGAGCCGCCAGTACGTCCTGCACGAGGTTCTGCCCAACGGCAATGTCGTGCAGCGCGGTGAGGATCCATTCGAGAGCCGCCGGGCAGCGAAGAAGTCTGCCCGTTCCCTCGCGCCCACGCGCATCGTCGAGATCTAAAGTCGGAGTCGTTTACCCATGAGCGGTGCAATCTCATTCGCGAGCCCCAGCATGCGGGCTTCGGGGTCGGACCTTACGGTGTCGATCTCTCCTCTCGGCCTTGTCGAATTGGCCGACGAGGAGTTTGAGGTGCACGGCCCTCGCCTCAATAGGTACTCCCAGAACTTCGCATACTACCTGGGTCATCACTGGGGATACCGGAGAGAAGCGGGCGAGGCTCAGATCACGTTTAACTACGTGAAGGCTTTCGCCGACTACATCAACAACTTCACGTTCGGAAGGGGCGTCCACTTCAAGAGCGTGAAGCAGTACGAGCACATCATCCCCGGCCTGCTCAAGAGGGCCTGGGAGGTCGACAACCGCAAGGAGCAGTTGCTGTGGGAGATGGGCCAGCAGGGCGGCATCTCCGGCGACTCCTTCGTGAAGGTCGCGTACGAGCCCGGATTCACAGATAACACGGGACAGCCACACGCAGGGCGCGTTCGCATCCTTCCCCTCAACAGTTCATTCTGCTTTCCCGAGTGGCACCCCCACGACCGCGACAGGCTCATCCGGTTCAAACTCAAGTACCGCTTCTGGGCGACCGGTGAGGACGGGACACGTTCCGTATACACCTACGTCGAGGTCCTGACGGATGACACGATCGAGGAATACCTCAATGACGAGTTGATCGACTCCCGGCCGAACCCTCTCGGCACCATTCCGGTCGTGCACATCGCCAATTCTCAGGTCTCGGGTTCTCCGTGGGGTCTGTCGGACATCGCCGACATCATCTCGCTGAACCGTGAGTACAACGAGAAGGCGACCGACATCAGCGACATCATCAATTACCACGCAGCCCCGGTCACGATCATTTCCGGCGCCAAAGCGAGCAACCTGGAGAAGGGCCCTCGAAAGGTGTGGGGCGGACTTCCCAAGGACGCCCAGGTGTACAACTTGGAGAATGGCGTCGATCTCGCTGGGCCGCTTCAGTACCTGGAGATGATCAAGCGCTCGATGCACGAGATCACGGGTGTTCCGGAAACGGCGCTCGGTCAGATGCAGCCCGCGTCGAATACGTCGGGCGTGGCCTTGGCCATCATGTACCGGCCGATGATGTCCCGTTACGACCAGAAGAAGATGCAGTACTCCGTCGGTCTCCAGAAGATCAACGAACTCATCCTCAAGACGCTGTTCACCTTCGAGCCGGAATCCCGGCTGTATGACCCGTCCACCGAGGGCATCATGAAGGACGACCAGCCCCCGATGGTCGACGTTCTCGACCCGATGGCCTACTTCACCGAATGCGAATGGCCAGCCCCTCTCCCGGTCGACACCCTCATCAAGTTGAACGAGATCCAGGCGAAGATGTCCATGGGCCTTGAGTCCATGCGCGGAGCCCTCCACGACTTGGGCGAGGAGTTCCCGGACGAGAAGGTGCGGGAGATATTCGAGGAGCAGATCGAGGACGCTAAGCAGCAGGGCGCTCTTCGAATGCTAAAGGCGCAGATCGATTCGACTATTCTGCAACTGACGGGAATGCCGCCCGATGGGGCGGAGGCGCCTGCACCCCAGACTGATGCCGATGGGAATCCCGTCGGCCCGCAGCCTGGTGGTCCGAATCCGGTGACGCTTCCCGGTGGTGTCGAACTCGGCAACATCACAGCGCCTGAGATTCAGAAGATGACTAACGAAATCGTGACACAGGCGTACGGCCCACGCGCTGGGCTTCGCCGCGACCCGGACAAAAGCACCGACTAGGAGTTCGTCGCTCATGACGCTTAATACCTCGGGCATCTCGGTGCCCGCCGACGCGATCCTCGGGTACCGCAAGGACGGCCGTCCGATCCGCGCCATCGCAGGTGGTGCTCCGCAGCCTGGCGAGGGTGGCGACCCCGTTGTCGTCGTCCCGGCCGCTGTCGTCGAGACGCCTGCCCCCACCCCGGCCGAGGCGCGCTTCACCGCCGAGGACATCCAGCGGGCGCGGTCGGAGGAGAAGGACAAGTTGTACAAGCGCCTTCAGACCGTCGAGGACCAGAACAAGAAGTTCCTGGACGAGATCGAGGCCCAGCGTAAGGCGCGCGAGGAGGCCCAGGCCCAGGAGGAGCGCAACCGCCAGGAGGCCCAGGCCGAGGCGAAGCGCAAGGCGGAGGACGACCTGTCCGCCAAGGACCTCTTGTCGGTCAAGGAGCAGGAGTGGAACACCCGCTTCGAGCAGATCGAGCGTGAGCGTGAGCAGGAGCGCACCCTGTTCGCCAAGGAGCAGGAGTTCAACAACCTCCAGACGTACATTCAGCGTCGCGTTGGTGAGGAGACCAACGAGATCGCTCCCGAACTTCTCGACTTCGTCGGCGGTAATTCGCCGGAGGAGGT